TTGTTTCTCGTGCCATGTTGCTACCCTTTTAATCAATCTAAGTATCTATTATATGCCCAAAATGATTAAAAGTCAACCTTTTTAATTGTAGTACTTTTATACTACAATTATTTCCTTGAAGCCTTCATCTAGTGTGGGCATTTGGAATCCACGAATCATTTGAACCATCACATGTGATGGGATGTTCTTACCTGGACGTGATGCTAATCGTTCTTTCAACACACCCATTTCAGGTGTCTTGAACACAACTGCGATATGGTCATAGTCTGGCAACATGTTAAACTTCTTTCGGCGTGAGCCAATAGTAGTAGATGTTTGGTCCCAGATAATGTCCTTACCAGCGTCACGGGCACGAACAACTTTTTCAGCCATCAACTTAACAGCAGTTGGCATGTAGTCGTCAAATACATCAGAATAGGTAGAGCCAACTTCTTTCGCATAGTCTTCTACAAATTCATCAGTACTAACTACGACACAATCACATGCCCATTCTTGGTGACGAATCCAAGTACTCTTGCCTGCTGCCGGTACACCTACTAATTGATAACACTTGCTCATATTAATTCCTTCCACCGAACCTTTGTTCTAACTTTCGTTTTGCTTCATCAGCAGTGCGCCCTATTGACATTAGCACTCGTTCAACTTGTTGCTTATCTTTTATGAAACTGCATGTACATTCCCATAGTCTTTCGGGTCCTGGTCCACCCGGATTTAATACAACTGATAGTACTTTGAACTTGCGGAGTTTCATATTAGTGGTGAGCGCGGATCTCACCCTTCAATGCGTCTTTAATCATGTCGTCAAAGTTACTAACCACACGACCGGTTGCGTCTAATGCTACATCACGAGCGCGATACTTTTCCATGCCAGTCTTTGCACCATGTACATGACCATAGAAGTGTACTGCACCACGATGCATTTGGTCCCACTCCCAGATAGGGTAGTGCAACATGATAACAACTTGACCTTCATGTGTGTAGCGCAAGTACTGATGCACTTCCTTAAACTCTGCACGGAATGCAGGGTCGTTCAACAACTTACGGTCATGATTGCCTTCAATCAAAATCTTTGTACCATTCAACCGGCGCAAGATTGCCACTGCATCTTTTGCTGGCAAGAAAGCAAAGTCACCCAAGATGAATGTTTCATCTTCTGGAGCAACATTGCTGTTCCACTCTTTAATCATCTTTTCTCGCATGTCTTCCACATCATTGAATCGTGCCCGAGTTACTGGGCAAAAACTCATAATGTTCTTGTGACCGAAATGCAAGTCACTTGTAATCCATTTTGTCATTTTTTCTTTCCAATTCTTTCTGCTAATTTCATTTTGACAATGTGCAATTCGTTGATAGCTATATTGTGAGTACCGTTAAAATGGGCAATTGACGTTTCCCAAAACTTGACCAACTCTTCCAACTGTTTCGTTGACTTAGAGGCATAGTGTGCGTCTTTGTCGAATTTACTTGTATTGCAACCCATACTATGCTCCCTTCTTTAAAACTTGAATTCTCTGACCCACTCAAAACGAGTACTAGCAGGAATCCATCTAAAATGTTGTTTGCGTCGGTTTTGTTGTTCAAAGTCTGAACAGATACAAACCCAACCCTTTTCGTCTGAGAAACCTACAGTCTCTTTGACCTGCACGATTTCTACGATTTGATTTTTAATCTTTCCGATAATCATCATGCATGTACCTTTCTCAAACTATAAGTGTATTATATACCCAAAACCATTATTTGTCAAGTTTTGGGAAATGAGTACTTTTATACTCGTACTCGCTTTGGTGCGCCGATACGACTTGCTTTGTTCCAGTCGTAAGCAACACCATCTGGGCACTTGCCATCTACAACTGAATCAACACCAAACATACCTACGATTTCAAAGTCTGGACCCTTGATAGTCACAAACTCGTTCATCTTCTTTGCCAAGAACATAGCTTCGTCCAATGACAAAACTTCATATTCTACACTCTTACCTGTTACTTTAAACATTATCTATCCTTTTCAATTTGTACCGTATTTCCAATCTTTCATGTGCTGCTATGGCTTGTTCCTTAGTGACATATCTAGTGATAACATCACTGTCACCATTAGCAAAGAACCAGCAACTTTCATACGGAGCAGCTCTATAGAACTCACCATTCAATTCAACAGTGCTTAGAGTCCTGTCAGGAGGATACATCCAAACATGGTCGTCACTGATAATTTGCCAACGCTTTTCTTGCATACTATTAAATGTCACTACTCTATTACGAAAGTCCTTTAGGGACAATGAGTCCAGATTCGAGGGTAACTCCGTTAATTGTGTGAGGTTCGTTTTCGTCATAAGTCCATCCCAATTGTTTCATCATCAAATGCTTGACCATTAAGTTAGGGCTACGAAAGACCTCGGTGTCTTCAAAGCCAAGCATCACTCCAACTTCACATACTGCACCACTGCGACAAACGCCTGCGACACAATGCACAATCACATTCATACGTTGACCATATGCCTTCATCAACAAGTCAACCAACTGTTTTGCTTGCACATCAGTGACTTTAAATTCTTCGCCCCAGGGGTCGTTAACTTCTAAGTCTAAGAATTCAAACTGGTGAACTTCTTTAAACTTGTACAAGGGAGTAGGGAACTCCATTGCTGGATCAACAATTTGAATGAGCATGGCATTCTCGCCCGGGTTGATATGAAACCCTTTTGTAATATCACTCAATGCCACATTCTGAATCCACATGTTTAATCCTCTCGAAACATTTTAATCATGGGTCCGTCAAGATAATCTCGTCCCGGATCCATATCACTGTAAACTGTCTTGCTACCAAACTTAGCATGTAGTTTTTCATACAATGCTTTTTCTTGTGCTTCGTCAGCTAAAACTTTTGACAGTTCTTTAGCCTTACGTGCTTCCTTCTTCAAACGCTTTTTTTCTTCCTGTGCGTTGAATTCGTCAATACGTGCTTGATATTCTTTGTCAGTTTCCCAACGATAGAAACAAGCAACAACCTCAGTGCCACCGTCATAGCCTGCCCAATGAGTTTCAAACTCAACCATCAATTTTTCTTTGGTAGCTATTTCTTTAAACCGTGCATAGATTTTCTTAGCACCTTCAAGCATAGCGGGCAAGTCTTTGTTACTAAACATGTCATCAAGGTCAACATCTTGACGACGGACAAAAATTCGTTCTTTACTCATTTTACTTCCTCCAACTTACAAACTTCAACAATACGCAATGCGCCTTCAGTTTTGTCACCTTCTATCTCAGTGACCACACGTGACTCACCTTGACCCGGATGAGGTACACACGGACCTGCATCGTACCAGAACGTGCCTGGCTTCATGTCAAAATTATGGGCTATCAATTTGTATTTCATAAAGATATTATAACACTGTACCCATTTATTGTCAACCTGTATAGCCAAATAAAAAGCCCCCTTATGGGAGCTTTAGTTGTATGGTGCCCTGGGAGAGACTCGAACTCTCAGCTTACGGCTTCTTAGACCGCTGCGTTTACCAATTTCGCCACCGGGGCATTTGGGAGCATCCTAGTTGCTCTGGGTAGTACTTAAATAGTAATATAATAATAAAGAACAGTGGCTCAAGGGCCGATATAATTTGCGAGATTTTCGTCTAGGATGCTTATGTAAGTATACTGTCTTTTTCAAACACAGAGCCTGTCTTATCGGGCAGGGTGCGACATTATACTTACATAAGTGTTCTGTCACCTCACACCACATGAGTCACAGAACCGAGTTGTCTACGCTGTCTACGTATTTATTTTATTCTGGCAGTTGTTAGCGTTCAACTTCCCTAGATTGTTTCCGTACTCTGATAGTGAGTCGTGTGGTCAAGTCCTAGTGCACCAGATAAGTTATAAGCCATTTTATCATTGGCCACTTTATTAACGAAAAAGTGTAAACGGGTTTTTAGTTTGATACGTTCACTGGATGCATTTGCCTGAGAAAGCATTTACGGTATACCAGCATCTCTTTACTGTGATTAGAAGGGTGTCTCCATTACTAACTTTTAAACTTCTACATATCAAATTCGGGGGTAGAATGATTAGGCTGACTCCCAAGCGTCCTCGGGCTTTATTTAAAGTGACGCACACTCACCTAATCAAACTGTAGTTACGACAAGTCGTAACGGTCAACCATGACAGTCTTCAACATGATTGCTTCTGGGGAGAAGTCATCCAAGTTGCCGCTCAAGATGCTCTTAGCGATAGCAGGGCTAAAGCCAGAGACAAGAGCTACACCAGTCTTGTTGAACTTAACTGGTGCATTACCGTATGCTGCGTTCAAGTTCCAGAACACAACCTTTGGGATTGTGTAACCAGCTTGTTCATACTTACGGGCAATCATTTCGATTGCACTGTCATCGTGACTGCAACCTTGGTCAAATTGCATGTCAGAGAAGATGACAAGTGTTTGAGGCATTTCTGCTTGTGGCACACTGTTATCTACTGCTGTCTTCAAAATCAAATCAAACGCCTTGTTCAAGTCGGTATTAGCGACTTCACCAGTGTTCATTTGTTCCAACTTTTGAACGATGTTACCCTTGAGGTTAACCAACTTAGGTGTACGGCTGAAAGTCAAGAATGTGTCCTTGAACTTACCCTTGTTCTTATCAGCGAAGTACAAACCCAATGAGAGTGCAACATCCAAACAAGACAAACCACCGTTCTTACCTGCAGAGCAAGTCATAGAACCTGACGAGTCAATCATTGGCAACACCGAAGCGTCACCGATGAAGTTTGGCATTGCTTCCCATTGCGCTGTCAATGCATCCAACTCTGTCTTAGACATTGTTGAACGACCGTATGATGGGATTGCGCCCTTCAATACATCGTATGGATACACTGCACCTGCGTTAATCTTCACACCTGCTTCGCCCTTAACGAGCTTAGCCACATACTCAGCGTATGAAGTACCATTACGAGTAAAGGCCTTCTTGTAACGAGAATGTGCCAATGAAGGAACATGTGAGTA